GTGATTACAGAACTGGAAACAGAGAGATTACGGCTTCGTGCCTGGAAGGAAGAAGATAGAGAACCTTTCTTCCGCCTGAACAGTAATCCTGAAGTAATGGAGTTTTTTCCCAATACGCTGACAAAAGAGCAGAGTGATACACTGATTGATAATTGTATTCGTAAATTTGAAATACAGAATGGCTGGGGATTATGGCCAGTTGAGCTGAAGGGAAGTGGGGAATTTATTGGTTTTGTCGGGTTGAATACGCCGAACCTTGAATTTCCATTTTCGACTTGTAATCAATTAGTTGAAATTGGCTGGCGTCTCGACAAACCATTTTGGGGTAAAGGGTATGCCTGTGAAGCTGCCAGCAAAGTTCTTGATTTTGCTTTCACGGAAATCAGGCTGAATGAGGTAGTTGCTTTCACCACGCTGATGAATGCTCGTTCCGAAAATGTGATGCAAAAGTTGGGCATGGTCAAAGATAGAAAAACATTTATGCACCCGGCTATTGAAGAAGGTAACTCATTGCGGGAGCACGTTCTGTACCGGATTAAGCGGCCTGTTAATTAAATAAACGCCATCAAGGTTATACAGAGTAACCTTGATGGGAAGCTTATATCCGTCGTCTTTCAAGTTGCCTCTTTGTTGGCAGCGTTCATACACCCCGAGCACCTAGTTACCTATGCTCCCCTTGTTACCTATGCTCCCCTTGTTACCTATGCTCCCCTTGTTACCTATGCTCCCGGTGCCTCATTCCCTTGCTGCCGCGACGCATCTGGAAATCCATAAGGCATATATTACGTAACCCGTAATTATTGCTTGGAGATCATCAGTGCCACGCGGCCAATGAACTGAATATCATTGACTGAACAGTCAAAGGTGACATCATCATCGCTGACACGGATTTTACTGACAGGGATTTTGGCTATTTTTTTGATACTGTGCATCCCTTCAATATCGACCAGCCATAAGCCATCCTGAATATTGTCTTCCTGAGCATCAAGCAAATACCAGGATATGCCATCATCAACTATCAGTGGTTCCCTGAGTTCTTTGGAAACCAGTTCGCTATCCAGAATAACCGGAGTGGCTTCATTTAATTTGCCGCCTGACAGTTTCACACGAGAGATGGATGGGGCAATGATATCTTCCAGTCGTTCCGTTTTCTTACCATTTTCTCCGTTTGGAAACATCTCCCCTTGCCCTGTGCTCAGCCATAGCAGTGAAGCACCCGTTTCGAGATTACACTGAATAACCCAATCCGCCGGAAAGCTATCACGAAGATAGCGGTTTGCCATCGTGCTTTTGGACACGCCTAAATGATCACTCAGAGCCTGGCGGGATTTAAATCCATACGCGCGTACAAGGCGCTCGATAGCTGGTCGCCCACCACTATCAGCTCCCATTTTAATCTCAATATTGGTATTTTTCATTGACAGTACAGATAAGAGATATTAGTATCCCACAAAAGATCTTGAAATGAGAACTTTAGTGAGCCCGAATTGGTTAAGCCGAAAACCATTAAGAGATATTGCATCATGAACATCCAAATTTCAATCCCTATACCTGAGATCAACGGTGTTCGAGGGATTGCTCTGACAGTAATCCCTATGAAGGTAAAAGGATGAGGAAAATATGGCGAATATGGAAAAAGAAAAATTTGCCCAAATTAACCTCGGTGAACGGTTGGAAGGATTGAACCATCTGTCGAAGATCAGAGCGATATATTGGGGAGATAATGAAAAAGAGTTAAAACGGTTTCTTGCGGACATGCGGGATAAAAGAGATTGTCATTATGAAGAAAACAAGCGGGCCTTATCTGCTATTTTCTATTTGGCAAATATTCCCCGAACTCGCCATGACAGCGAGGTCAGCCAGTTTACTCCAGAAGAAAAACAGTCTCTGATCAAGGCGATGAATCATATTAAGGTTGTAGTTAGTCAGTTTCCCAAACATTTAACGTTATCCAGTTAACCACCTTGTAACATATTAATTTTTCTGAATAGATGGCATGTGTATGCCAGACATTCACATATCTTTAGTTAAAGTAGTATTAGTTAAAGTGGCATTGATGAATAGTGATCTTTTCGCGCATGAATATAAGCAACCGGGTGTTTTTCAGCCAAATATTCCGCAGAATGCTTCAACAGCAGAGCGTTTGTTATGGCAGGTCAACGCAGATGATCATCAGTGGCGTCACCAGTATATTGGCCAGCTACCGGATTTTCTGGCGAAATATTTCAGTCATCGCTATGCCGATATCTTTACTCAATCTGGGCGCAGAGATGCCAATACTTACCTGAGAAAAACCGTCGGGCAGCATGTATTACCGCGATTACAATTGGTTAAGAAGCGGTATCAATTTAAACACTTTGTGTCGGGAATCACTCCTTTTCCATTTATTGAGCAATTGAGCAATATTGCGACTTGTGGCCGTAAACAGCTTTTAAAACTGGCTCATGAAATATCCGTGTTTATTACGGAGAATTATGAGCACTATTCTTCTAAACACTTCTTTCCTGCACATATTCCTGCACATAGTTCTTCTGACTCTTCTTCTCAGAAGGCAGCACAACAAGCACAGTCTGAAGCAATGGTGAATGAATCTACACAGTTTTCTCGCATCGCTGAGGTATATCAGTTAATGGCAAAACTGACTTCACAATGTGGTACTCATCCTCCTTATTGGCAACAGTTCAATCATGGACGAAAAACGCTGTCTGTTGATCTGCTTTGTGCTGGTATGTTGCGCATGATGTCTTCACGCTGGTGGTATTTTCGCTTAAAACGCTTACGGGATATCCAATCTGAGCATATGGCAATTGCAGTCGGGCAGGTACAGAATGCGGCATCGCCTTATGTTTCATCTCTGGCTTTACGCGAATGGCTGGAACAAAAGAGGCGTAATCGGGAGTTTTTCCAGCATTTTGATTTAGAAAATGAAGAAGGTGAGCGAATTTCATTAGCAGACACGGTTGTTCACAGTAACGCTAATCCTGCCATTCGTCGCTGTGAATTAATGGTCAGAATGCGCGGTTTCGAAGATATTGCAAATAAAATGGGGTGCGTAGGGGAATTCTATACCATCACAGCACCTGCAAAATACCATGCAGTCAGGCATCAGGGGGGATTTGTCCGGCAGTGGGAGGGGGTGACTCCCCGCGATACTCAGCGCTATTTATGCAGTGTATGGGCAAAATCCCGTGCAGCTATTGCCCGTGCAGGCATTAACCTGTTTGGCTTTAGAGTTGTTGAACCCCACCATGACGGCACACCACACTGGCATATTTTGCTGTTTATGTTACCGGAGCATATGTTGCAGGTCAGAAAAATCCTTGAACATTATTCCTGTCAGGAAGAAAAGGAGGAGTTACTACGAATGAATAACAAAAAATCCCGTTTTGATTACAAAGTGATAGATCCTAATCAAGGTAGTGCGACAGGTTATATCGCAAAGTACATTTCCAAAAATATTGATGGTTACGCACTGGAAGATGAAATAGATCATGAAACCGGTGGATCGCTGCGCGATATGGCTAAATCAGTGACTGCATGGGCGAGTCGTTGGCGCATTCGACAATTTCAGCAAATTGGTGGTGCTCCGGTTTCTGTCTGGCGTGAATTACGTCGTCTTAAAGAAGTTTGTTTGCCTGATAATAAAATGAATGACGTTTTACAGGCTGCGGATAAGGGCGATTGGGCGGAGTATATTCAGGCTCAGGGAGGGCCATGGGTTGCCCGCCGTGATTTGGTCATCCGGCTTGCTTATAAGCATATTCCGTTTGGCAGTCCTTATGGTGAGGATATTAATACCATTCAGGGGGTGGCATCACCGCGGCTCAATCAGAAAAAATATATTTGTACACGAATTCATCAATGGACAGTTGTACCTAAATCCGATGTATCAGCCACACCAGAGCAGATTGTCTATAAACGATCCAAAAAATGGCCCTCTTGGAGTTCTGTCAATAACTGTACGGATAGACAGGGGAGGCAGGATTGTGATATAGATGTGAAATGGTTTTGATAAATGTTATGTTTTCGATAAAGGTTTCTACGAAAGAAATAAATAATAGTTATTAACTATCAATTTTTATCTTTAAGAAAGGAAAAAACTACTTTAAATTTTCACTAATTAGGTGTACTGTATAAGTATACAGTTATAGAGTGGAGGCGGACATATCAGTGGACTCTCTTATGGAATCATTGGTAGCACAACGTATTAATTTTATTGCTAGAATGGCAACAAGTTGTGAATGCAATCAGGCAGAAGACAAAGAGCTGGCACTGGTCTGGATAGCGGAATTATCTGCACCTTATGAAAACAGACTCAGTGGTTATAATAATTTTTTAAAAAACAATGAATTAGAAAGTGAATGATTGAGAAATTAAGGTTCGGTACAAGAATAGCCTCTGACAGGAGAAAATAATGCGAGTTGAAATACTTTTCGATAAGCGAGCTAATGTTTCTGAATCAGTCATGTCTGCACTTGAAAATGAATTAAAGAAGAAAATATTATCAGAGTACCCTGATACTCATTTCAGAATTGCCCTCAGCAGCAACACGTCCGTAAAAGTGACAGGAAGTAAAAACAGTAGCGAACATGACCAAATCATGGAGCTAATCCAAAGTGTCTGGGAAGATGACAGTTGGTTATCGGATTAGAACTGAAGGGGTAAACTCTCCAACAAACGGATAATAAGCAATTTAAATAGTATAAGGGCAGGGCTATCCCCTGCCCTTATGCTTTCCGCCTTTTATTTCTGTCTTTCAGAAAGGTAAATCTCATCTGGCAAAATTACCCTTCATTTGTACTATTTCCCCGACAATGCCGTTTCATTGAGGCATTTCGCTGATTATTCGATCATAACTCTCCGATTTACCGATTATTTTCTGCAAATAAAAGGAGAGTATATGCAAATTACTGCACAACAAAACGAAACGGTAGACGCTTTGTGTTGGCGTCATTATGGCCGGACTTTAGGTATGACGGAGCGTGTATTGCAGGCAAATCCGGGACTGGCTGATTTTGGTGCGACTTTGCCTCATGGAACAAAAGTTGAAATGCCGGATTTCATGCCTGTTGCCAGTAAGCCTATGATCCAGCTTTGGGACTGAGGGGCATGAATGGATAAATATAGCCATGCCACTTATGCCTGTGCCAGCACAACTGCCATTTTTTCTGGTCTTTCTTTATATGAGCTGAGTTTTCTGTTGGGGGTATTAGCCAGCATTTCTCTCGGCATTCTGACTTATCGTCTTAATCGGCGTGAGCAGATGAAAAGAACTTTGATTTTAAAAGATATTTTAGAAAATTTGGACGTAGAACCTGCATCTAAATCAGCCAGAATTGTCAGCGAGCTGATACATAACGCACCGAAAGAGCTGTGATATGCAGGATCTCAAAACCAAACTAAGCCGATTGCTCATTGGCCTGATTATCGGTGGTGCCAGTTCTTCGGTCATTCTTTCCCAGTTTCTTGATGAGAAAGAGGGTAATCGGCTTATAGCCTATCAGGATGCCGGTGGTATCTGGACGATATGCCGGGGTGTGACGCGTATTGATGGAAAGGCGGTATACAAAGGGATGCAACTGACTTCTGAGCAATGTGGCGCGCTGAACCGGGTTGAAGCTGATAAAGCGATTGACTGGGTGAAAAAGAACGTCCACGTTCCGCTGACAGAGCCACAAATCGCAGGAATTGCCAGCTTTTGTCCATATAATATCGGTCCTTCAAAATGTTTCTCCTCGACATTCTATCGTAAGCTCAATTCCGGAGATAAAAAAGGCGCCTGTCAGGAGATTAAGCGCTGGATTTACGATGGAGGGCGTGATTGCCGTACAACCAAAGGGCAGGCGGATGGCTGCTATGGGCAGGTTTTGCGACGTGATCAGGAATCAGAACTGGCTTGTTGGGGATTGGATGAATGAAGAGAATAACTTTGATTGCCGCTCTTATCATTGGAGGGTGTACTGGCTGGTGGGGGAATCGTTCACTGTTCCTTAGTGAAGTATCAAATCTTAAACAACAGCATAGTGCTCAGGTTGTTGCAATTCATCAGAAAGCGAATCAAGAGACATTGTCAGCCATTCAAAAGATGAAAGACGCTCAGAGCAGAGTCGCTCAATTAGATGAATACTATTCCGGAAAATTAGCTCATGTTACTGAAGAAAACGCCGCTTTGCGTGCTGATATTGCCGCTGGTCATCGCTGGGTGCAAATCGCCGCAGCCAACCTTGCTACCTGTCAGCTCACCCAAGAGCGAGATACCGGCTCCCGCAGCATGGGCGATGGAAGCCAAGTCGAACTCACTGCAAAAGCTGGACGCGCTATTTACGATATCCGAGCAGGGATCATCAGCGACCAGTCCAAATTAGATTATCTGCAACAGTATGTTCGTGAAGTTGTCCGGCAATGTAAATCGTAGTGATTCCGAATAACTTAACACGCACCCTTTAAATCCCCCCTGAAAGCCTTTTTCTATTTTAGAAAAAGGCTTTTATTTTATTGATTTAATTATATTTTACCTATTGATTTGTATGTCTGTTCCTACAAGCCCGGTTTAATGTTACCCCTGCTTTTTCATGGCATTCTTACGCTATGAACACACAATCATGAACACACAAATTATGGTCAATGAAAATTGATCATCGAACTATCAGGAGGCCCCGAATGATGTATCTGGGCATGAATCGGCGAACAGGCCGTGCGCTGAGCGATTTGGAGCATGTCCGACAATCCGTCAGCGATATTTTACTGACTCCAGTAGGCAGCCGTATTGCGCGCCGTACTTACGGATCACTACTGCCTGAACTGATTGACTGGCCGCAGAATCCGGCGATCAGGCTTCAGGTGATGGCGGCGAGCTTTACCGCAATCAGTCGTTGGGAGCCGCGAGTGACGCTGACATCCATCACGATGGAAACCCTACAGGACGGCAGAATGGTGGTGGATATCACGGGTACTTATCACCAGTCCGCTAAAGAATTTTCACTTTCGATTCCGGTGAGGTAAGCAATGCCAACAATCGATTTAAGCCAGTTACCACCACCGGATGTGGTTGAGCCACTGGATTACGAACAACTGTTAGAAGAGCGTAAACGAGGTCTGATTTCGCTTTATCCGGCAGATCAGCAGGATGCTGTTGCCCGAACATTGCAACTGGAATCAGAACCTTTGGTGAAGTTGCTGGAAGAAAATGTGTACCGCGAATTGCTTCTGCGCCAGCGCGTTAATGAAGCAGCCCGTGCGGTTATGGTGGCCTATTCAACCGGTAGTGATCTGGATCAGCTGGGCTCGAATAACAACGTATCGCGCATGGTTTTGCGTTCTGCGGATAATTCGACCGTACCGCCAACTCCTGCCGTTATGGAATCCGACAACGATTTTCGTGTCCGTATTCCACAGGCATTTGAAGGTTTGAGCGTTGCAGGCCCGGTGGGTGCTTATGAATATCATGCCCGTAGTGCGGATGGCCGCGTTGCAGATGCATCGGCAATCAGCCCGTCACCGGCTAACGTCACAGTAACTATTATGTCCCGTGCAGACAAAGGAGTGGCATCCAAAGAGCTGCTGGAAATTGTCGAAAAAGCCCTGAATGACGAAAACGTGCGTCCGGTGGCTGATCGTCTGAAAGTCCAGTCAGCGAGCATTGTGGAATATGAAATTGATGCGGTGCTGTACATCTTCCCGACGCCGGAATCCGAGCCTATCCGCAAGGCAGCAGAGCAGAAACTGAAACACTATGTTGAAGCGCAGCATCGTTTGGGACGTGATATTCGTTTGTCAGCTATTTACGCCGCACTGCATGTGGAAGGTGTCCAGCGTGTGGAGCTGAAAGCACCATTGAAAGACGTTGTATTGGATAAAACACAGGCTTCTTATTGCACCAAAACCACACTGACAATGGGAGGTTCTGATGAATGATCGCCTTCTGCCGATGGGTTCAACGCCGTTAGAACTGGCTGCGGCGAAAGCCTGTGCCGAGTTGCAGAAGATCAAAATCCCATTGCGGGAGCTGTGGAATCCGGACACCTGTCCGGCATCGTTACTGCCTTATCTGGCATGGGCGTGGTCTGTGGACCGCTGGGACGAAAACTGGTCTGAGAGCACCAAAAGGGAAGTGATCAAGGGTTCACTGTTCCTGCATAAACACAAAGGAACGATTGGAGCCATCCGACGAGTGATTGAGCCGTTGGGTTATCTCATCCGCGTAAAGGAATGGTGGCAGACCAACGATGCCCCAGGCACCTTCCGACTGGATATTGGTGTTCTGGACAGCGGTATCACCCATGAAATGTTCGAAGAACTGGAAAACCTGATTTTCGATGCAAAACCGGTAAGCCGACATTTGATTGGATTGGACATCAATCTGGATACACGTGGTGAATACCACTACTCAGCAGCAACATACAGCGGTGACGAACTGACAGTTTATCCCTATTTTCCGGAACAAATCACGGTATCTGGCTCAGAAATTGTGGGCACGGGCATACATATTATTGACGACATGAGGATTAGACCATGAGTACCAAATTCTTTGCGTTGCTGACACAGTTAGGCGCAGATAAATTGGCAAATGCGGCGGCACTGGGTACTAAAATTGAAATTACCCATATGGCCGTTGGTGATGGTGGTGGCAGCCTGCCAACGCCAGACACTAAACAAACTAAATTGATTAATGAAAAGCGTCGTGCGGCAATTAACACGCTGAACATCGATCCGAAAAACACCAATCAGATTATCGCAGAACAGGTTATTCCTGAAGACGAAGGTGGCTGGTGGATCCGTGAAATCGGCCTGTTCGACAAAGACGGCGTTCTGATTGCGGTGGGTAATTGCGCAGAAACCTACAAGCCCCAATTGCAAGAAGGCTCCGGCCGTACCCAGACAATCCGCATGATCCTGATTGTCAGCAGCGCAAACGCAGTGACACTGAAAGTTGATCCATCTGTGGTTCTGGCAACGCGTGAGTATGTAGATAATTCTATTACCAAACACGCAAACAGCCGTAACCACCCTGACGCGACACTGAAAGAAAAAGGATTTGTGATTCTGAGCAGTGCCGTAGACAGCAATAGCGAAACCCACGCAGCAACGCCGAAAGCGGTGAAAGCGGCTTATGATTTGGCTAAAGCAGCGGATAATAATGCTAATACGCGTTTGGAAAAAAACAAAAATGGCGCAGATGTAGCTGATAAGGATGCATTTAACCGCAATATTGGTTCGGCCAGAGCTTTTACTGGAGCAATCCATATTGGTGGTGGTGGTACTTGGACAACTGAAGAGTTTATTGCATGGCTAAAAAGTAAAGATGCTTTTAACCACCCTTACTGGATGTGTAAAGGATCGTGGTCATATGCGAGCAACAGAAGAATCACTGATACTGGCTGTGGTGCAATTCACTTAGCGGGTGCTGTTGTGGAAGTCATGGGGCTTGAAAGTGTAATGACGATCCGTGTTACAACGGCTCCTACATCAATAGATGGCTGTATTCCGAACGCTCAATTTACTTATGGAAACCACGGTAAGGATTATGTTCCAAGTTGGAGAAGGGACTATAACACTGCGAATAAACCATCTGCCGATGAAGTTGGTGCTTATTCTAAAGAAGAAACAGATACTCGTGTAAATGCCGCCAACGAAAACGCCAATTCTCGTCTGGAAAAAAATAAAAATGGTGCGGACATTCCAAACAAAGATGAGTTTGTAAAAAACCTCGGTTTAACGGAAACCAAGGAACTGGCGAAGAATTCTGTACCAAGATCAGAAGCAGATAGTAAATATCAGCTAAAAGGCAGCTTCGGGTTTGGCGGAAGTGGCGGTACAGTTCTTCATAAGAACAATGATGAGTTTCTAACTTGGATACGTAGATCTGATGTCAGCCCTGAGTTTTTTAGAAATTCAGCAAATTCTGACTATACACATACGCATGGCGCTGGACTTCTTCTAAAATCCGGTGATACTTATGCATCATTTTCAGTTAATTATGCAACCGCTCGTGTAAAGGTAGTTGCAGGAAATGATTCTGGTACTGCAAACTCGCCTATTAAAGAATTGGCATTTACTGATGATAGCTATACGAAAAATGAATCTGATGCTAAATATCAAATATTAGGTCTGACGAAAACTGTATCTGAATATAATGTTCCTTGGAATGTAAAAAGTGGTTTATATAATGCAGATTTCTCCAGCCATAGTAGAATGATAGTAAATTTTAATATGGGAATTGGAAGTTGTCCCACACTACAACTGTTAGTAATTCATAAAAATGGCGGCTTATTTTATCGTTCTGCGCGTGATTCATATGGTTTTGAAGAAAATTGGGCAGAGTTATTAACTATTGGAAATGCTAATTCTAGGTATATTCAAGATGTTCGATTAGGTACCGTGGAATATTCACAACTCTGGAGTGGACATGGATATACTGATACCCCTCCATATGTTATCACTGGTGTTACTAATCACAATACTGATGAGTTTCCTGATGGAGTTAATCGCCGTCCACTTCAGAAACTCATTAACGGAATTTGGCATGATATAGGAGCTTTATAATGCTGCATTTAAAAAACTTCAAAAGATATTCCCCAGATACTGAAGAAGAAAAAGAAATAGAGAGAAAATTTAGAGCCATATTCTATCGTAATGAAAATGGCGATGATTGGTATAAGAGCATACCCAGGTTTAAAAAAGATACTTACAAAATAAAATATAACTCCAATAATATCATTTGCGCAATAAACAAGGATGCTTCAGCTATATGCCCAGATAATGGAAGTATTGTAGAAATGGAAGCACTGCCAGATGATGTAGGTATTCTAGGAAACTGGCAATATATCAATGGTAATATTGTTCCACGTGAGTATATGAAAGATGAATTAATCACTCAAGCTCAAGAGAAAAAGAGAAAGTTACTGAGTGAAACTAACTCTACAATATTACCTCTCCAAGATGCGGTAGATCTTAATATAGCAACAGCTCAGGAGATTAAATTCCTAGCCGAGTGGAAACGATATCGTGTAATGCTTAATAGAATTGATTGCACTGATATTAAAAAAATAAAATGGCCGAAATCACCAAGAATAAAATAAATTACAGGGGCATTACGCCCCTGATTATTATTCTGGTTTTTCAGGCCAATTAATATCTGGTCCTTTTGAACAATCTAAACGGCTCAATTCTATACTATATAACTCCCAATTATCTAGTCGATTAACCTCATCATCTGTTGCTATATTTCTTTTAATAATACGTTCCAATCTCATTATTTGCTTATCCGCATTATTTAGTAAAGATTGTTTTTTTCTCTCTGCCTGTTGTTTTAATTCTTCTTTGGTGGGCTGAGGAATATTTCCCCAAGCAGGTAATCCATCGTCTCCAGCAATACGCATTTTTCCTTCTGGAGGTATATTTCCAGCAAATTCGGTAAATACATTTTCGTCAACTTCAATACCGTCTTCCGGCCATGAATCAGAATGAAGGTAATCTTGTTTCATAGATACTGGATAAAAGCCGTTTTTTTGTGCGCTGTAATAGTAATTCATTTATTAATATCCTATAGCAAACCAATGAAAAATAGCCTTGAATTGAAAATTAGGATCATTTGCTGGAACATCACATGCTAACCTAAATTGCTCCTTTCCAAGAACCCAACCGTGAACACCAAGCATTTGGCTATTCCAGCTAGGTAAATTTAAATGTCCCATCGCTGATAAATGAACACATTTATTGGAAAAGTGTATTGGAAACGAATATGTTTTCATTTCATTATCACTCAGGCCTTCAACAACTCCCCATTGGTATACTAAACCAGTATCTCCACATCTCCACCAACCATTAGGCTCTTTTCGGGCAGTACTTTTTATGGATACAAGATCATCCTCTGTTAATATCTTTTTACTTCCCTTAAAGTTACCATCTTCATCAAATGCATAGGTCGCTATATTAAATGACTGATTTTTATAACCATAATCAAAAGAAATACCTCTTGCATATTGAGAGCCTTCAACACTAGGGTGAGCAACATGTATTGCTAATGCACCAAGCCGATCTAATCCTTCATTTGGTCTTAAAAAACCAGAACGCCCCAAATGACGTGAACTGGGATCATCTAAAAGATTTGCTGTCTTAGATAGAATATAGCCTGTTGTCTTTGTATTTGTATTTAGCTGAATATATCTGCCGTCAAAGTTCCCATAATCAGCAGGTACAACCCTCTTTCCAACTCTTAACTCCTCATGCACATAACACCCATTTAGTGTATCAATGTATGTACTACCTTGGCCACGTAGATAATGGCTAAATGAAGGCTTTGATGGGGTACCGTGGTTATAACCTAAGTAAGTTAATGAATCTCCTATATTATTACCATCTGTGCGAGTATGAACATTAATGGCCCCAGTATTAGTTTTAGCACCATGAAAATAAACAGGCTGTAGCACTGCTCCGCCAATATCTTTATTGAGTGCATTCTTCGCCAGTTCCTTGGTTTCCGTTAAACCGAGGTTTTATAGAATACGATATGAATATCTGTTAAAGCTGATAACAGTAAACAAAAAGTAATCCCCAAAGCTGTAACAAGCAAAAAATAGTCATTTTATAGTTCAATTAATGCCCAATCTTCCAAATTACAGAAACACCAGATAAAAAGAACAAAATACAAACAAAAAATGGTTGTTTTTAGTTCTTGTTTTCAGATTACACAGTGTATGAGTGAAAAATTCTTATATGCGTTACAATCAGTAATAGCACATTTTTTAGTCTTGTTATGTGACTACAGTGGGACTACAATCAGTAGCTACTATGTAAAGAAAGAAGGAGATTTTTATGGCTAATGAAACTTATGTCAGGGCAAAAATTGATCCTAAAACTAAAGAGCTTGCAACTATAGCACTCCAGTCTATGGGCTTAACGGTTAGTGATGCTATTCGCATGTTAATGGTACAAGTCGCGGAAAAAAATACACTGCCCTTTAAAGTAAAAGGTACTTCTTACCGAAATGTTTCGCGTACAAAAGCTGCCATGAAACAGCTTGAAGACGGTAAGGGTAAAAAGTTTGATAGTGTTTCTGCTTTCATGGATGACCTGAATAATGATGAGGAAGATTAGTCGTTCTTCCGAGTTCAAGAAAGACTATAAGCGCGTGAAGAAGGGTAAATATCGTGCAACTATCGAGGATAGTTTAGTTGAAATACTGGATATACTGGTAAACGACAAACCAATCCCGCCAAGATATGTCGATCATCCACTAAAAGGGAACTGGCGGGGTTTCTGA